CCGCCGATCCTAACTTTGTAGAACCGAGAAGTGGCTTGGTATCAACACTGTTTTATCGATTGTCATACTTAACTTCAAAAGTTCTTAGGAATGACACAAATGGCGAGAAAGGCTCTGAACTATTTGAAATAGACAACATGTTGTCTTTTGTCATTGACAGCGATACTGTAAACTTATTAAAACTACAAGATACTAAAAATGCAGCAAAGCAAGAGTTCAATTCTAAATGCTCTTTTGCGGAAAATGATAACTCACTAGAAACATCTTCTATTAAACACCTGATTAATACAATGATTAGGGTACAGGTTATAGAAGAGATAGTTAAAAATGCATTTTGTAATTCGAACGTATACGATCTGGAAGCATCTGATGCCTTTGTTGCTGTCGTATGGGCTAAACTATCTACATACCTAAGAACACAAAAAGATGCTTTTTATGAGAAGTTTCAAGATAAATACAAAGTTGCTTACAGTGAAGAGTTTTTGCATTCTTCGTTTTCTTTCTCGAATATTGTGAAAGAGATTTATTCTGATATATCGAAAAACTTTAACAAAATCTTCAGAAAATCAGAAGAGTACTTGCCAAAACTGGCTAGAGAATTTGCATATGACACGGATATTCAATCTCAGGATATTGCAGGATACGTTACAGGACTTCAAGAGGCATACAGAACTTCACAAAAATTATTTGTCCAGAGAGTGTACCGTAAGAGCACATCTCCTGAGAAAGGGAAAGAAATATACTCATTTGAATATGAACAATTGCCTACTAGACTTAAGAGTGGTTACAAGCCTTTATTAAGACTTTCTTATATAATGAGAGTGGGAGAAGAGTATGAAATGCCGTCAAACTTTAATGAAGAATATTCAAAGAGAGAACTTATATTAGATGGCACAGTTTACAAACTTAAAAATAGTATATCTCATGAGTACTTGGCTAGTAATAGAAGATCATCGGGAACTCTGTTGCAGGCTCAAGATATTTATCTTCTTCCATTAGCAGAGACTGAGGTAAGCAAAATAGCAAATATAAACACAAAGGCATCAATATCCAAATTAATTACTGACAGCAACAGCACCCAAACTAGTGTATACAACTTTTTAATGAATATTATGAGAGTAGATCATCTTAAGCAATCGATCATCGAACTTTACAAGGTACTTTTAACATCAGAGAAGCCAGAAATATCTTTAATATTTTCAGAGTCAAAAGACACAATCAAGAGAAATATTGAAACGCTTGATCAGGATCCTTCTGCATTTGAATCGCAAGATAAGCAATTGGATATGTTGTCCCTAGAGCAGCAGGCTGGCATATCAACAACTCCAGAGTACTCTGCCACTGCAAAGAAAATGGCATTGATGACTGTGCCTTTAATTCTTAAAGGCTTTGCAGAACAATTCGATCCCAATATAAAGATCGCCTCGAAGATACGTCAGGGGGCATCATTGGCAGGGTTTGATATACCGCCAAAAGCCGCGTCTTTGATGGCACTACCTATGAATCTAATCCCATTCGCTCCCGGCCCTCCAATCGGCCCATTAGGACTTTTGTATCTGGCTAGTTCTTATCTAGAACCAAAAGAGAGAAAGAAATTAGCAGATCTCAAACGAGGAGATAATCTGAATTCTGGTGCAGATCAGGATACTGGAACTTTCGTTGGGGGAACAATAGAAGAGCAATTGCAAGCACAAACAGGTTTGTCTTTAGAAAAAGCATCTGAAGTCATTAGAAGGTACACAGAATTCGTTTCTTTTATGGAAGAGTTCTATAATAAATTTTTAAGTTTCCAAAAGCGCTCACATGATGATTTTGTAGAAGAAGTAGATCTTCCGGACATCGCTAACTACCCAATATCTACAGCCTTCGGGCAGAGTTCTGGAAAAGTGTCACTAGATGAGCCACTCTATTATGATCCCGAAGATTATTTCTCAATTGATTTTGATAGGAAAGAAGAGGTAGAACTTTGGAAACTTATAGGATTGATGTCGAACCTGTTCTACATGCCGTTAGATCGAGATTTTAGAAATGATTTAGAAGATTATTTAGACTATTTTAGTTATTTAGTGAATGAATCATCTACTTTAGTACCATATGCATGGAATAGAATTCTTGAAGAAGGTAAGTTCAAAGATGGAATAAACCAATATAACAGGCTCATGAGAATTGGCTTAAGATACTTTACTTTCTCTGTGTATTTTTATAAAACAGTTTATGATCAATATCTTGACTTGCCACTAGAAGAATACCCTTCAACATTACTGCAGCATATCCAATTCACTTATAATGCAACGAGCCTAGAAGAATTAAATTCAGTGATAAATTATAGATATGAAACTTTCAAAATAAGTCAAGATTCCAGCATCGAGGATGCCAAACAAAGGTATAATAATTTTAAAGATTTGTATTCGAATATTAAAACTTTCGAATTTTCTTCAAGTTTTAAAGAACTTTTTGGATATGATATTATTAATATTACTGACACGAGTTTTTACAGAGACAATTTTGAAGAAAATGCTAATGATTTCATGAAGGCATTAGAACAAGAAAGAAACCAAGCGATTCTTACTTTGAATCAAAATAGATAAAATAACTATTTAGATTTGAGGTAACTAATATGTCCAACTATTCACCTAAACTTCCTTTATTGATTAATGACTCGAATGGCTATGAAAATAACCAGACTATCATGGCAGTTATAAATCAAAATCTTAAGATGATTCTTCTTACCAGTCCGGGAGAGAGGATTATGGATCCAAACTTTGGCGTGGGAATGAAAAGATATCTATTTGAGCAAAATGATTCTTCAACTTATTCTAGAATCAAGGCTAAGATAAAAAGACAAGTAAGTCAATATATGGGGTATATTAAAATCGAAGATGTCTTATTTCATTCAGAATCAAATAATGACAATATAACTGCGAACGGACTACTAGTTACTGTGAAATTCAGTGTCAACGGATCCGGTGCAGTTAGCGCTTTGGTTGTAAACATATAAAGAGGGAAGTAAATGGCTAAATACGACGATAAAAACAAAAAAGTACCCATTAAGTATACTAGTAGGGACTTTAACTCTATCAAGCAAGACTTGATTAATCATGCCAAGAGGTACTATCCGGACACTTATAAAGATTTTAACGATGCTTCTTTTGGATCTCTTGTGATGGATCAAGTGGCTTACACTGGAGACATCTTATCTTTCTACTTGGATTATCAGGCGAACGAATCTTTCCTAGACACTGCAAATGAATATGACAATGTTGTCAAACTAACACGTCAAATGGGGTATAAATACAGAGGACGGGCTTCTGCTCATGGATATGTATCTCTTTTTATATTGATCCCGGCAGACTCAACTGGACTCGCTCCGGACTCTAGGTACATACCAGTGCTTAAAAGAAGAACTGAATTAGCATCTACAGCCGGTGAGAATTTTATCCTTACTGAAGATGTGGATTTTAGAGATTCTAGTAATGAGGTAGTAGTAGGTAGGGTTAACACAACCACAGGGCTTCCAACTCATTATATCATCAAATCAGTTGGAAGGATAATATCTGGCAGATTGGCTGAAAAGAATGTAACCGTTGGGGCATTTAAAAAATTCAACAAGATTTTGTTAGGTGATACCAATGTGGCAGAAATATTAGATTGTACTGATAAAGAAGGGCATGAATATTACGAAGTTGAGCATCTAGGGCAAGACGTTGTTTATCGAGAGATATCTAATAATGACTCTTCTACGAGAGAAGCCGCCCCCATGCTGCTTAAGCCAACCGCTGTTCCAAGAAGATTCGTTGTGGAAAGAAGCAGAGGTGAGACTCACCTTATATTCGGCTTTGGTTCAGAAGAAGACATAAAGATAGATAAAGTAATTGATCCAAGTAATGTTATTCTAGAGCAATTTGGTAGAGACTATATAACCAATACAGACTTTGATCCAAGTAATCTGCTTGGCTCAGACAAGTTCGGAGTTTCTCCAGTTAACACTGTTTTGAATGTAGTATACAGGGTTAATAGTAGCAACAACCCAAATGCTTCGGTGGGCTCGGTAACGCAATTAGTCAGAGCAATATACAGTTTCGAGAACGAGACTGCCCTAGACTCTGGAAAACTAGCACAGGTGAGAAATTCTTTAGAATCTTCTAACGAAAACCCTATCATTGGGCATGCTAATATACCAACAACAGAAGAGTTAAAGGTTAGAACTAAATCTTTCTTCGCTGCACAGAACCGTGCGGTAACAAGAGAAGACTACAAATCTTTGGTATACAATATGCCTCCAAAATATGGAGCAGTCAAGAGATGTGCGGTGCTTCAAGACAAAGACTCGTTTAAAAGAAACTTAAACATGTACATTATTTCTGAGAATAGTGCTGGAAATCTTAGTGTATCAAACGACATAATTAAGAGCAATATCAAGACTTGGCTTAATCAGTATCGAATGATTAATGACACATTGGACATTATGGACGCGAAGATACTCAATCTAGCCATTTCATTTAGTATTGTAACCAAAGGGGGCTATGATAAATTTAAAGTCCTTGACGAGTGTCTAAGGACGCTTAGAAATCGTTTTTTAAGACACTTTGACATCGCAGAGCCTTTTAACTATACAGAAGTCTATTCAACCCTAAATAGAGTTGAGGGGGTGGCAGATACAACTGATGTGCATGTTACCAACAAAAACGGCGGAGCCTATTCTAGAAGTGGAATAGACATCGCTGCTAATACCACCCCAGATGGAAGATTTATTGCCTGTCCACTGAATTGCATATTTGAAGTTAAGTTTCCAACAATTGATATCAAAGGGAGTGTTAAGTAATGGCTATTAAAAGATATACAGCAATCGCAGATAATACGATTACCAATCAATTTAATTCTGGACTAAGTAAGAGGAGTACTGGTGCGAATACAGGTTTAGCAGATTCTCTAGAAATATTTAAGATGTATGGGCAAGTTACGTCATCTTCCGTAGAGCAAGCAAGGATACTTATCAATTTCCCAGTGAACGAAACAGATCTTAACAGTGATATTAAGACTATCAAACAAGATAGAGATGCTGGAGTATTACCAAATTCAGGATCAGTTAAATTTTTCATGAAACTTAGCAACGTCGAACATCCTGATACTGTACCAAGAAATTTTAAATTAATTGCACACCCATTGACAGTTGACTGGGATGAAGGCTACGGAATGGATTTAGATGAATTCACTGATATTGGGCACTCAAACTGGTTATCATCATCCACAACAGCCGCTTGGAGTGCCGGTGGAGCCGAAGGTGATTACAATACCTCTTACGCATTTGAACAAACATTTGATACCGGACTTGAAGATTTTGAAGTAGATGTGACGAAATATGTAGAAGATGTACTTAATAATTCTCTGAACAGTGGTAACAACTATGGATTTATTCTAAAGTTTTCATCGAGT